TTACTACTCAATGCTCCTGTGGTAAGATTCCAGGAAGTATTTCCAGAAGGATCTGCAAGTGTTCCGGTCCTTATGTTTGAAGCGTTAAGGTTAGTAACATTTACAAGGCTTGCGTCAAGAGTTCCGGTCTTAATATAAGTTCCGTTGACATATAGCTGTCCATTCTGGAGATAAATTCCTTGCGCTGCTCCATTATTTGTCAACTTATTGAATATCTTGGTCTGATTAAGGTAAGTATCAAAATTACTGATTCCAGCAGCAAGATCCGCCTGACTAGCTATCTCGGAATTACCAATCTTGGCTCCTGTTGTCAGTCTGAAATCACCTGTTACCATATTCCAGTAATTAAGACCAGCTTCATCCTGGAGCATTCCGGCTTTAATCAAATTTGCGTTAAGCGTTCCAGAATCAATGTAATCAGCTACGAAATGTCCATCAATGGTCCACGCTGTGTTAAATGGTCCATTGTAGCCATGAGTACTGAAGCCGATTCCGTTCATGTTCATTCTGATAACATTAACAGCGGTCTGAATATCATCAGTGTCCATGATCAGAATCTCTTGTGGCTCTCCATCAGCGTTAAGATTGAATACTACATGACCACCAAGACCACCTGTAATGAGCTTCGTTGCATGAGCAATAGCCTTCTGCATGTGCGAAGTCTGCTCTTCCTGTGATTTCTCTATTTCAGCTGAAAAAACGCTGCTCAATGTGTAGTAAGTATCACCAAGCGTTATAGCGTTATATCTTTCCTGTAAAACGTCATAGTCTGTTTTAATAACTTTTGTAGAGAAATCAACACCAAGCTTAGGATAAACAATATGAACAGTGTCACACATCTTGACTCTCTCAAGCGGAGCAATGTTCTTATATTCTTCAGTGTTCCAGAGCGCTACAAAGGAAACATTGATGTTATTCTTGATTTTCCAGCCTTCATTGTTAGCAACATAGTTTTGAGCAGCCGCTCTGAGCTGAGCTTCTGACGGAGCATCTTCCCATCTATCAGACATGTCAACAGATTTAATAATCTTGAATGGAAAATCACTGACATGATCAGAGAGAACAACCTTCTCAGGAAGAGTAACAACAGTATCTTCTCCATTAGCCCAGTATGGAGCAATTCCTGTGTAAACACCTGTAGTATCAAGAACACTCTTAAGGTCCGTAAGATTTTTACCATAACGGATTGTAACGCCATTATCTGAGCCACGATTAACTCTCAGATTTACATCAAAACGATTAAACTCATAATCACCTTTGCCATAGACATCCAAAATAGAGCCACTGGAACCACATAAGAGCTCTCTTGCTTCTGTTGGTACGTCTACATGGAAATTCCCTGGATTAGTTTTATCTGTGTAAAAATTGAATGGATTAGTAGTAGCTGAATAAGACTTAATTCCAGCAATTGCAGCCGCTGGAGTCGAAGCTTCATAAGGCATTACTACTATTCCGCTCAATCTATAGCTGATATGCTCAGCATTTACTGTTACAACTCCGTTTAATGGCTTAGTAATCTTGTAAATCATGAATGGCTGAGTTATTCCGCCATCAAAAGGCTGAGCCAAAATAATCCTGTTCTCAATAAGATCTGAATAATGAGCTCCACTTACCGGATAAGTCATTTCCAGTTCGTAAGTAGAATTACGCTCTTCTACAACCTTACAAGAGATAGCATCAGCCAATCTACCAAGGCCATTAGATGTGAAATTTGTTTCAGTTCCTTCGTATAGAATCGGAATCATATAATGTACCACCTCGGAGTAATTTCAACTCTTGTAATGTTGTCAGTCATAGTTACACCTACTTCTCCAGAAGGAATAACTATATCATCAGTAAACGAAACATTCTGATTACAGTTAATTGATCCCTTAAAAGCATCCATTATTTCACAATCAACATCAACGTAAGTGCTGATCGCAGATATAGTTATCGTTTCAGATCCTATTCCTACTGTTCCAGCTCCTGTTCCATAAATTCTGATATATGGCTTCGCTGGAAAGAGCGTTCTGTTCAATATAATGCCATCATCAGTAAAAATAACTGGTTCTTCACCGCTTTTTAGGAATCTCTGAGGTTTACAATCAAACTCAATAGTGAACTGACCGCTTCTGTTCATATATCCAATTGATTCAACCTTAACCTTAGAGTTATATCTTGCCATTCTGTATTCATAAGGATGATAAGTATCTTCTAAGCGCTGATATCCTATCTTTGATGCTGCATAATTGAAGAAATCTCTTGCTAATTCTGGCATTCCTAGCTTAATGAATGCTGGATAACTAACTGTGATGTTTTTAAAATTTCCCTTATCAAAAAGGAGATCCCCATCATGACCAGGGACCTCCACTTTCGAAACGTTTCGTTCAGGAGAGTCATAAGTTCCTTCACCGGATATAAGTATTCCAAATTCCTGGCTACTTCTTCCGGCAAATGTCAAATAGTTACTCATATTCCAGCCACTCCTCTCCTAATTGTATTCTCAGCAATTCTCTGTTCAATGATGTCAGCAAGTTCTGAAACATTCTGACCTTGAGCACCATAAACATTGATATTTACTGAATTTGTTATTGTGCTTCCAGAGAAGCCAACGCCTCCCTGAAGCGAAGTAGCAATTCCACCGGATAATCCAGTCATAGCTCTTTCAAGCTTCGGAATACCCTGATCAATTCCCTTAACAAGCAAATCAATAAAGTCTGGCATATAAGAGCTTGCGTCTGAAAGAGGACCAACATCAGGCTCCGAGAAATGAATGAAGCTTGCAATTGTTTCGGCTACACCGGACATAGCTTCACCGATTCCACCAATCGCACTCTTGATACCGCCAATAAATCCGTTGATCATATCAGCGCCCCAGCTCCAAGCGCTGTTTGCAAGGTCTTTAATCCAATCAATCGCACTTCCTATACCTGAAACGATAGTGTCATAAATGTTTCCAATAGTGTTGCTGATACCTTCTTTCAAATTATTGAAGAGTTCAAGTCCTTTTTCTTTCAGATTAGTCAGCTTCTCAATTGCTTTGTTCTTAAGTTCAGTGAATTTCTCAGTAACTGCCTTCTCCATATCCTGAGCTGCCTTTGAGACATTGTTCTTGAGCTCAGTCCATCTCTGGCTAACATTAGTCTTAAATTCAGTCCACTTCTTGACCATAGCATCAAGATTTCTTTGAACATTCTCTTTCAACTCGTTCCAGAGCTTTGAGAATGATTCTTTAAATTGTGTCCATGCTGCGCTTATTACTGTTATTGCATTCATAGCAGCTTCTTTTATCTCATCCCAATGTTTAACACATAGAACGATAATAGCTATAACAGCCGCAATTGCCGCAATTATAGGCAATATTGGAGCTACTAAGGCAACAAGAGCCGGAATAACAGTTCCTGTAATTACTCCAGCAATACCTGTAATTATTGGAATAGCAGCACCTATAGCACTAACAACTGTTCCAATTACACTTATAATTGTTCCAACAGCAGAAACCACGCTTCCGATTACAACAAGAATAGGACCAACAGCAGCAGCTATAGCCGCAAACTTAAGGATTGCTTCCTGTTGTGCTGGAGACAATGCTTTCCACTTATCAGCAAGCTCCTGAATCTTCTCAACAGCTTTTTCAACGAAAGGCATCAATGTTTCGCCTATTGAAACCGCTACTTCTGTCAATGCGGCTTTCGTCTGACTCCATTTAGCAGCCATTGTCTCATAACGCTTGTTAGCCTCTTCAGTCATGGCTGTATTCTCGTTCCAGGCTTCATTACCTTTATTAACAGCCTCAGTAACAAGATCTCCAGACTGAGCAAGTCTTGTAAGTGTATCTCTTAAACGAACTTCAGTGAAGCCCATCTCTTGAAGCATTGCGATAGTTGATTCACCATGACCTTCAACATCTCCAAGACCTTGGATAAATGCCTGAAGAGCTGCTGGAGCATCACTTCGATAAAGAGTAACAAACTGCTCTGTACTCATATTTGCAACCTTAGCAAAATCTTCCAGGTTGTTTCCGGCCTTAATTGTTGCATTCATTTCGGTTGCTGTCATGCCAAGAGAATCAGCAAGAGCTTTGAAATCTTTTGTATTATTAACAGACATTAGCTCAAGATCTCTCAGAGACATTCCTGTTTTCTCTGATAATTCAAGAACAGGCTCATATCCTGTCTCAGCTGCTACTTGCATCTTAACCATAGCTTTTGAAAATGCAGAACCACCCATTTCAGCCTCAATACCTACTGAAGATAGAGCTGTCGCAAATCCAAGGATTTCCCCCTGAGACAATCCGATCTGAGCACCAGCACCAGATAATCTAGTAGCCATGCTCATGATATCTGATTCTGTAGTGGCAAAGTTATTACCAAGGTCAACGAGTGAAGAACCCAGTCTGTCAGTATCATCCAGGCTCATTTTCGTAACGTTAGCAAACTTAGCAATTTCACTAGCAGCTTCCTCAGCTGTCAAATTGGTAGTATCACCAAGTTCTACCATTGTCTTAGTAAATCCGGTAATACTGTCAGCACTAACTCCTAACTGACCAGCAATTTCCATTACTCCAGCTATCTCATTCTGTGAAGCAGCTGTAGTCTTAGCTATTTCATTGATGTTTTTCTTTAAATCGTCATAAGTAGTGGTAGAAGTCTCGTCAACTGTTTTCATAACGCCTGTGAAAGCTGATTCCCAGTCAACAGCAGCCTTAACTGAACCACCAAAAGCCGCTACTATCGGAGTTGTGACCTTCTGAGTCAATGTCGAACCTAAGCTGGATATTTTATCTCCTACGTCCTTGATTTTGTCTCCGACTTCCTTGATTTTCTGACCAGCAACTTGCATCTGCTGACCTAAAACAGAAGATGTCTCTCTCGCCTGTGATTCAAGGTCCTTCAATGCGGCTTTATCAAGGTCAATCTGAAGTTTCAAATCTTCAGCAGCCTTGGCATTCTTCTGGAACTCGTCAGCATGA